GGGATTGCATTCATTGTAAAGGCTGTCTGAAACAGTGATGACCAAACATCATTCTTATTCTCTATCCACCTTCTGTGAATGACATTGTAATAAACGGTATTAATTTGCCCGGCTAAATCATAGCCTTTAATTTTACCCATCATCATCCTGAGATAACAGGGCTTGTAATAGTCGTCATCCTCAATTATAAATATTGCTTCAGGGTTGTGTTTTTTTGATTCTTCTATCCCTGTACAAATATTGCGTCCCTGTGTATTTTGCCCTACCTGCCATAAGGGAACTGGGTATATCTTTTTAATTGTCCAGTTATTTTTAAAATTATCAGTAATAAAATCCGTTGTTCTCGGATCACAGTCATCAATAATTATCCAAAGAACTTCGCCCGGATAATCCTGAGCTTTCATCAGTTTTGCACATATTTGGATCTGTTCAGTACGCGCGCCTGTTGGTGTTATTAATACTATCATTCCCATGCAAATGTTTTTATCCAATCATAAACACTTAACATTCCTTCTTCAATATTGACTGTCGGCTTCCATCCGAGAGACTGTAATTTCTTTGTTGATAGCCTTTTTATAATAGTTTTTTTCATTGGCGGCTCAATTTCTTTAATCAAAGATTCATCAGCACCCGCAATTCTACATGATTCTTGCGCTATCCAAAGCATTGATCGTTCATCATCATCACGACCAATATTAAACGCTCCTGATTTACCGGATTCAATGATCATCCGATAACCAGAACATAAATCATCAATCCAACACCACGAACGAACAGATCCCCTGTGAACTATAATAGTTTTTCTATGATGTGCTTGCCAAAGCATGTTATCCATTGCCCTGCGCCCTTTACCGGGAGGTGCTCCGGGGCCATAAGGCATTGAAGGACGGATAATAACCAATCCGTAGGGTGCGTATTCCTTAGCTGCATCCTCGCTCCATCTCTTGCTTATTGCATAAATACCAGTTGGTTTGCCGATCAAAGGAGAATCCTCATCAATTAACTGATCTCCAAAATCACCATAGACCTCAGAAGTGCTTGTATGAATTAACCTCGCGTCATATAGATCACATGCCTTAGCAACTCGCAAAGTCATTGAAGCGTTAGAATCTATTGCGTGAATACAATCCTGTTCATTAAAATATATTCCAACCTGAGCAGCTAAATGAATTACAGTGTCTGGTTTATATTGTCTGATTAGGTATTCTGCAACTCCTTTTTCTCTTAAGTCTCCGTGCTGAAAATCAACTCCAATTACTTCATGAAATTGAGATAAATATTTTGTCAAATGCATTCCAATAAAACCCGCAGCTCCGGTAATTAGTATTTTCATAAATCCTGTGTTAATATATGCTTAGCTCTATAGTTATTTTCTTTTATTAATTCCTGAATAAGTAGTTTATTTTTAAAAACCAACTCTCCTTTATTTTTTGGAACATAGTTATTGTAATGCCATTGATGTACAACAAAAGGACTATCAATTATCTCAACTTTTAATCCTAACATTCTGATTCGCGCAAGTAAGTAGTCGTCACCATACCCACATCCATCACTTAGTCGCTCATCATATCCATTAAGCTTTTTTAAGTTGGTTGCTGTTATTGCACTACAAAAGTCATAAGCAACTGGTCTGTATTTAGAATGATTGTACCATGCGTTTTGCCCATCCTTTGATGCGCCTATATTATTTGTCGCAAGCAAGTCGCCAGAAAGGCTATTAAAGGTCGTCTTTTCATCTATACTGTAACACCCAAAAGCAAAATAATTACCATCAGTCACCTCGGACGCTTTGCTTATTATATCCCCTAAGTGACAACACTCTGCATTCTGTAAAATAATAATATCGGGATTTTTAGTCATTGCAAAATAAATTCCTTTATTGTAGGCCGGCTCAGGATTTATCCATTGTTTATTAACTGTTTTTAATATCGTAATAGGAAATTTACATACCCCTAGTTTAATATCTTCCCTACTACCGTCATCAACAATAACAACTTCATAATTCTTATATTTTGTCCTAGCAATACTTTCCAATGTCCTATCAAGCTGAAACTGTCGGTCATAATAAGTCATAACTACGCAAATCTTCTTCATTTTATTAGTCGTTTTTTACCTGAACTACTTTCGTTAGCGGTTCTGAAATAATTCTTTTCCTCATCCGATAAAAGATTAAAATCTGTTATGTACCACGGAAGATGTTTTACAGTGTATGGCCTATTTGTACGGATAGCTGAGTGTGAATATTCCTTAACTCCTTCCCTGTAAAGTGCAAAAGTCGTATCAACCGCCGCCTCAAAATAATGACTATCTAAAGGATGTTGCCAGTAACGAGCCTCATAAAATCGGATAAAATTACCTTCCTCGCTATTTGGTAGATCATTTATCTCAAGTGAAAGTCCACATTTATCAAACTGAGGATAAGAGTCTAGACCAAGATTCATGACATCAAGAAAGTTTTCCGGAACAGATGACAAGTCCAGATCAGGATCACTAACTATATACCGGCCTGTTATTCCTAGCCTTCCAAGTATATTTAATTCAGGATTCCAAATACAAGTATGTCCCCAATTAGCGAGAAGATAGAAAACATGATAACGAGTATTTTTATAGTATTTAAGTAATGGCTTATAGTCAGATCCGTTGTCGACAAAGACCGGATTAATCCCGCGTGCCGAAAGCCAATCAGCCATTTTTACAGGTAATTCTAAGCGATTGTAATTAATTATTAACGCATACATCTGATTCCATTTTTCTTATTATACGGTAAATTGAAGGCTCGCTTATTTCATAAAGTTCACTCACTTGAAAAACTGACATAGTTGTATTATTCCCCATTTTCTTGAGAGCATCATAGCGGGCATATATTTCCCAATGATGAAGTATTGAACATGGCATTAATCCAAGTTTAATATCCTTTTTGACCCTTTCAATATTTGTATTTATGTAAATAAAAAGCATCATATATTTGCTTTAGAAACTATTTTGTTTGTGCTTTTCTGCTTTGCGTTTATATCCTCAATTGTAGTTACAATCGTAAGCTCAGAAATAGCACTAGAAACAGCAGTAGCAATATCGTCAGCATTTAAAGCACCTGAATTTGTCGATGAGTTCAATTGACTTTGTGATAGTTGAGGCGTCAGTACGGTAGTCGCGGCTGCGGCAGTAGTATGAGTAGTAGTAATCGACGTCGCAGTTGCGGATGTTGATCCAGAACTTACATCAGTATCTACTGCCAATATGTTTTTCACAGCAGCTATACCAGTTGCCGTTGCCGATGCTGCCGCTATAAGTTTTAACACTACCCCCCCGGGCGTATCGGCATAAGCAGACATCGCTGCTTTGTATGTGTTAATAGTGGTTTGGACTACTGCGGCTGCCTTTCCTATCTTAGTTTCTTTACCGAATATATTAGCAAGATTTCCGGCAAAATCAGCATAAAGTGATAATTTTGCATCGCTCTCAGCTTTGTCTATAAGTCTTTGTTTTGCTGCGTATTTAGCATTGATAATATTTACATCTGCTCCTGTTTTTTCGGCAGATTTTATTTCTGCTTTTTGCTGTATAGTAAGTTGTTTACGCTTTATTGAATATTGATTTTCAGAATTATCTTCAAGGATCTGAAGTATGTTTTCTTCATTTATTAAATCTTTCTCATACCGCCATTGAATTAATTCCTCGTGTGCCTTTTTCTTTTTTTCTACATCTTCAGCATCTATTTTACGAAGGTCTGCAAGTTTCTGTTTATAGTCATTAATCTCTTTGTCTAACGCAGCTTTATCCTCTACTAATTTCTTTTCTGCATCATTTTTTTCTTTTGCAGCTTGCTCGGCTGCCTTTTCTCTTTTTGCGTCAGCCTTGTCTGCTAGATCATCTTCGCGGGTTTGAGCTTTCTCTCTAATTGCTATCGACTCATTACTTATTTGTTCTTGTGCAACTAAGGCATCAGAATACGCTTTAACTTCCTCGTCTGAAATATTTTTTTCCTTTTGCAATTCGACAGCATAGGCAACTCCCTTCTCTCTTAGTAGTTTTAATTCCTCGGCAGTAAAACCTCTTCCTTTTGTTAGTGCCTGTTCTGCCAAGCTTACTTCTGCATCTGCTATTTTTTTGCGTTCGCTATACTGAACCTCCTCAAGTAGTAGAGCCTGATTGATCAACTGCATTCTTTCTTCTTCTGATTTACTTCTATTGCGGGATTGTAACATCAACTCGTCAATCTGTGTTTTCCGTTTTGCATCAGCAACGGCATTTATTGATGTCATGTCTTGCAGGTCTTGCTGAAGTTGCTTCCATTTAACTCCTTCATCGTATGCCTGTTTTATACTTTCGCCTAATCCCGAGAATGATTCTTTAAGTGTTTTTTGCCCTGTTACTAACCCTATAATCGTATTTGAGACACCAGTAAAGACTGCTTTTATACCGGCCATAGCACGTTCAATAGCTTCTACCACGGGTTCAAACTTTTTAAATATCGCAATCAATCCCACTACAACTGCAATAATAGCAGCTATTGCAATAGTAATAGGATTAGTCATCCATGCTGCTTTCGTTGCCTTTCCGGCAGCCACGGTTGATTCTTTAAATGTGTTGATCGCAGTTGCTGCCTGGCCAACTGGCCCAGGTAATTGAGATATACCACCTAATGCGCCTTGAATTGCCTCACTATATAACCCAATACTGGAACGTCCGTCACTTTGAGCTTTGTCGTAGGCAATAACAGCATCTTTTGCGCCTTTTAAATTTTTAACCGAATCAATATAATCTTGCGATAAAACTCTCTGTTCTTTATCGTTGATTGTATACTGATTAGCCAAAGAACCTAATCTTTTTTGCTCTAGTTCAACTATCGCTGCAAGCTGCTTTCGTGAATTTATATTCGAATTATTTGCCTGAGTTTGAAGATCAACCAGTTTTTTAGATTGATTATATTCTTTCTGCGCATTTCTTAAAGCCGCGTTACTAGTTTCAATTTCAGCAGCCGAAGCCGTGCCGGAATCCTTTAGATCATCGTTTGATTTTTTTAATTCATCAACCTTCTTTTTTGCTACCACAGCCTCTTCAGCATACTTACTAAGATTACTCTCAACATTGATCAGATATTTTTTTGTCTCGTCCATCACAGTTTTATTAAATCAATCGTACATAATTGCCCCGGAACATAATCGTTAATCTTATTCACGTAAAAATAAGCCCTATACTGACTTAAATAAATAGGTATATAATGCTTCAAGCCAGCGACCTCGTATACAGGTAGATTAAATTTTGCCTTTCTTAGATTTGTTTTTGTGAGTAATCTTGAGAGTCCTGCATAATTAACAATCAATTGAGAAAATGAAACCTCAGAAGAACAGGCAATTTTGGGCGAAACTGTGTCATAAGATGTTCCGCCTGAAAGTGAGTCCCGTATTCCAAATGTTTTTCCAGTAACTTGCTTCACATAGACAATTCTAGGATCAATATCATCGGCTGCGTCGTAAACAGAATCGTCAGAATTCCACTCATTAAAATTAATTCTCGACACATTTATATCCGTCAGGATCTTGTTTTCATCACAAGTAGAAACAGACAACGCTACCATATCCTCTTCATAGTCGAGTGTTTCATCATCAATCTGCATCGTTCCTTTGCCGGTATCTTCCACGACATCATCAGAATCCTCATATTTTAAATAATTATTACGGGCATAGTCGCCGAATTTGAGCTCACATTCATCCTCTGTTTCTGACAGATAAGCACTCCAATCTCTTGCAATTGAGATGTTTTTATAAAGATCATTAAAGTTCCAGAATTTTATTTTTCTGTCCCTCGCAATAGTATCCGGAATAAGTCCAAATAGATTACAGATCATCTTTATAAAATCCGTCTGGGTCATATCCGGCAGGTAGAGATGAGGCTCAATATCTGACGCGTAATCTATTTTTGCATCATCTATACTGACTATTGAAATCGTGTAAGCATAAAACGGGTAATGTGTATCTACCCAAAACGTGAGATGCTCCCCGGCGACAGCATCGTACTCTAATTCATACTCTGCCTCCAAATAATAGACACTTAAAAGCGTAAATGTTCCAACATTCGATAATCCGCTATGAAGATATATATTTGCATCAGGACTATAAGTAGTGCCTTCAGCGACATGAATGTGAAATTTATATGTCCCTGAGTACGGTACGTAAAAATGTCCCGTTTGAAAATTATAATCGCCATTTATTAAATTTGCACCCGGCCAGCCAAATGGTACGGTGCTATTATAATTTGCATATCCGTTCCACGAAACAGAATACAGATATTTGTCTATATCGGTTATACTCCTAGTCGTTATCGGCATAAACATTTTTAAAAACCTCGAATCTGTTAGTATGTCCCCCTGAACAATATACCCGGCATTTAAAAATATCTCATCCCAAATAGCTTTTAATTTGATAAACGGCCATATCCATCCCCCGTATTGTTCTGTCCTGCTTCCTGTGTCGGTCAAAGGATTAATGCCGCCATCATCAGAAGGCTCTAGAAGCGGGTAAATATAGTCCAGATCGCCTGCGTTACTGGCTGCTTGTACCGCTGCGTTCCAGTTATGATTACACGAAGCAAGTGTAAGGTCAGTTAACTTTAAGTCTTCTATTGCTGTGAAGAAATTAAGATTACCCGAGTAAATAGTAACATAATAATATTCATCATCAGTTTTTGTAAGGACTATATATCCGACCGATATTGTCTCGATGCCGTCCTGAACAAATTTACAAGCCTGTTTCTGGTAAGGAAATAAAGTGTTTGCACCAACCTCGCCGGATAATTCAAATAATGCGCGCATCGCCCTTGTTTTTCTGATCTTAAATTCAGCTGTGAAGTCCGACTGTCTATCCTGCATCTCTGCAATATCATTCGTCTGCTTATTCTGAGCTATAATCTCATCGTCATTAAGGTCGCAAAGCGTGTCGCCAATATATAAATATTGAGATTTCTGATATACAGCCGGCGTATTTGGGAGTTCTTTGCGTGTGATTTCAAAATCTAAGATATACCCGGGCGCTGTTTCGTCTTTAATCAGATGATCGCCGCGAGTTATATCGACTTCGCGCCAGGCTAGATCCTCATATTGTTCGACCTTTTCGGCCTGTAATAAACCTGTAAAACCGGGAATATTGCCCGATGTTATTCCTGATAGTGTAATCTGATATGAATATTTTGCTTTTAATTTTGTCGGACGTTCTGTCTTTGAGATTACTGAAAACAATTTTGTTACCTGAGTGCCGACAGATTCAGTTTTCATTTGTATTTCGTAACCGTTTTGAAAAAGAAAATAATGCCAGCCATTGAAATACCAGCGTAGGTATACTCCTTCGGTGCATCTTTGAATTAATATTCTTTTTATACTAAGCATAAATTACTAAATCATCACAAAGTTTGGCTGCACTATCTGTATGTCCTGCCTGTCCTATTATTGCTGTTGTATTTGCCTGTCCTGTGCCAATTGCTGTACCTGTTATACCTATTGCAACATTAGTTATATTACTCCATGCTTGTGCTATACTTTGATCGGTAGGTGCTGCTTCAAGATAATCATTGCCTGATTTCCAAAATATCCATCCTCCAGCAGGGCCGACATCCCTTAAACCATAAACAGTAGTTGAAGTAAATGCACGACAGGCACGAACAGCATATAAGCTACTTTTATTAGGTCCTACCCAAAATCCTCCTCCGAATTGCAAATGCCATGACTGACCAAGATTAGCCTCTGAAGAACTCCAATATGCACCGCTAGCTACAAAGTTTCCAACTCCAAATAAATATAATTCAACATATATTGCATTGAGTTCATCTTTTGAAGGTAGAAACCAATCATTAAAAGGTAAGGCAGAAATATCTTTTACTAATCTCACAGAATAATAAAAATTTGTTCTATTACTGGCATTTAATTCAATCTGAGCATTATCGTTTTTTAATACGACATGCCACGAATTATTTCCAAAAGTAAATGGCGTTGCAGTCCAGAATATGCCAAGTAAAGATTTATAAAAATAATATAGCTGATAACGGGATAGGTGTAGACCTGAATTTCCATATCCAGCACCCAATGCTTTAAAATCAACTTCATCAGTTGCTCCTGTATTTGGACTATCCCAATGTGTTGTACCAACTTCTTTTAGTTTGCCTCCAGCAATTGTATCCCCTCCGAGAAAATCAATAAGTATTTGCCATTCTGAAAGCGTAGGAATATGCCATCCGACAGGACAAAACCCTGATGACATAATCTGATCGTAGGTATAAAGCCCTCCATAGACTGCACGATTTGCCTCGTCATTTTCATAAACTTTGGATCCCGGATATTCGGAATCGTAATTCTTACACATCCAGATTTGAGTTCCAATAACTAATTCACAAAGTTCAGTATCGGGAGGAGTAATGACCGGAATAACCTTTACTGGCGAATATCCATTAAGTGATAATTTCCTGCTTCCGATTGTCGCGGTCAATTCAATTTCATATCCATTGACAAAATTATTCTTAACCGACGTTTGAGTAGATTCTATCCGTACGTTTTTCCATCCTGCATCAGTATAGATATATACTTCACGAGTATTTAAAATTGTCCTTATCGCGCCGCATTGGCTAAGCGTTATTTGTCCTGATGATAATGTGATTTTTTTATTTCCGAGCGTTCTGTATTTTTCCCCTGATGTCGATAAAGTTTCTTTTCCCGGAAGAAAATGCCAGTAGTGCCAACCGTTATAAAACCACCTGAGATAAAAGCCATTTAAAGGGTTTATGATAGGAATACGATATGGATTTAAGCCTATATTCATATTTCTATTTCACAAGTCATGTGGTCAGCGCCTTCGGGTATTGTATCAGGATTAATATCCAATGAATTTATAAATCCCTTTAAATCTGCTGTGCTTACAACTGACGTAATTGTGTCAAGAAGTGTATTTGATGAGTTGTAAATATTTATCGTGACAGTAGCATCAGAGATGACCTCGGCGGGCATTATGAATGAAATATCAAAAGGAAGACCAAGAAAATAAACCGGCTGATCAAATGAATTCAGGAAAGGTACATCTCTATCGGCAGTTGCAACGTATTCATAAAGATTAGATCCCTGCTCCTCTGATCTGACTGATTCAGCATAATACCATGTATTACCCTCAGATGTATAAGCCTCATTCGATCCGTACCAGCACTCACGATATTCTAAAGTAAATTTCCCTGATTTATTTGTCTCTTTCATTAAGACAGTAGAATAATCCCCTACCTTGCCGAGTGATGTCATTATCCTTAGAATTCCAGATACATCCATATCGGCAAAACCAAATGTATCAGGAGAAGCAATTACAGTTAAAGTCTGGACAACATCATTAATCGTTAACCGGCCCTCGAAATAATAGCCACCATGTAAGGTGTTGTCATTTAAATAATCAATATCATAAGTGGCGACCCAGGGAATATCAGTTATTAAATCAGATCCATCAATATCAATTATTTTTCCGACGAGCATCGAATCAGAGTAAACATCATGCACCAAAATATCATCACCTATGTTGCCCGTGAAAGAAGTAACTGTTATTGTCAGACATCCGGCCGGACTCCCAACGTTCTCAGCCGAAGCGGTTACGACAAAATCTTTTCTTTGCAGTCGAAAGTTATTTGGCGATTCAGTTGCAAGCCATTTGCTATTTAATGCAGGGCTAACAACTGGTTCGGGGGTTGATATAAGGGTTACTGCCATTAAAGTACCTCCATTGTTATTTTACTTATATGCTGACTGAATTTCTTATCAATTTTCTCAATTGTTTGTTTGCGAACCGAAGTATAAATATCAACAAAAACCTTTGATCTAAAATGTTTATTTCCGTATTTATTAATATACCATGTCACTGATTTAGCTTCTCTGACTTTTCCTTCATTCGTCCTGGACTTAAACATATTGTGCTTTTCCATCCATGCGTAAATCTTCTTCCATAGTTTAGTATCAACAGTACTTTTACGAGGGCCGCGACCATGCTCAACGACCGAAAGCCAATAAGGTACCAGAATCCCATCATGCAGCTCTGTTATCTCAATTTGAAACATTGCCATAATCGAGGGACTGATCTTGTTGCCAGAATAGGAATTCTTTTGAGCGATTAAGTCGATCATCTCTTGAAGCTCGGGTTTAAGGTCTATTCCTATCATTTAACAGTTTGTTTTATTTTCAATCGCAAATAAATCTAGTGGCAATGCCCATCCAAGAACGTTGGCATCGTATCTGCTTTCCTGAATCTTAGTGGCATTTATTGACGTTATCTTTCTGAATGATTGGGTTTTAATAAGAGCATTAATAAACTTATCACATATTTCTGTTACAGAACTCAAAGTAACTTCATTATTTTCCGCCGTGTCTTCCGGCTTAACTTGTTTAAATATCTCAACTGTTATAGGCGGATAATGATGATGGATGCCGTTGCCTTTAGGTTCAAACAGCATTGAATTAGGCTGAATAATGAGCCCTACAATGTCATTCTGTTTTGACTGATCAGTTATTATGCCGGCGAGTTTGTCTGATTCATAAAGAACCTGCGTACATCCGGAAGTTGTTAAGGCGGTTTTAAGTATTGTTGTTATCATTTCTTTTCATTTTTATAAACCTCTGCAAGCCTCTCTTGAAACTCATTCTGCTCTTTTGCAAGCATAAATTCTACTAAACAGTCATTGTAAGGAGCTAACATGACCTGTTCCTCTGTGTATCCAAATGAAGACTGAAGGTATTTGATTGATGTTAGCTCTGCAAACTTGGATAGCTTATCAATACCAGCTGCGACCTCCTGTTTTGAAGGCTTTCTTTGAAGTATCTTTATCTCACGCTGAACGAGTTCTGTCATTAATTTTACAAGATGATTAGCAACCGGGTAGACTTCAATCACTTTACAATTAAGAATCTCTTTGCCAAAACTTAAAGCGTAATCATCGTCCCAGATATCGCCGGATACAATCGGATAGTAAAACCCATCCATAATGCGCAGGATGGCGCCAAAATCATTGGGTTCTTTTACTGCCATAAACAAACGCTGACCATAACAGATAGAGTCGGAGAACGCTTTTAAATCAGCCGGAACATCATAATACTTCCCTATCTTTATTTTATCAGGAACAGGCAGCTGCAATAATCCGTCGGACAAAGAATAGTATTGATCATTCTCCATCATCTGTTTTAATGTGAGCTTTTCGATGTTCATTTCGTGATCTTTTTACCAATTCTGTAAAGTTCAGAAATAAATTCCTTTGCATCTGAATTATCCAATTTAATGAAACTGACTGAAGGATCATTAAGAACATCATTTCTCAACTCAATAATCAACTCATTATTTTCCAGGTATGGAATTACCTGATTCTGTGCTTTGTCAATAAAGATTTTTCTTGTTGCCATAATTATAGTTTTAAGCTGACCATTTTTGATAACCTGATGATTTTGAAAGTTGTGTCATTACGTAATATCGAAGCGGATCAATCAGATGATTAAAGTCGTCTATTGGGATACCGGCCTTCTTATCATTCCAAATGTAGTTATTTAATTCCTTTTCCAAATTAGGACTATCTTCATCTATTATTAATTCGAAATCCTGTAAGATTCTGATACCCTCATTAACACTACCGTCAAATTTAACAACTGGTCTGACATTGAATCTATGTTTATCGCCTGATTTTCCTTTGAGCTCTGCTATCATCCTGGGACTGGCAGAATCGGCAACGATTAAATCATTCATTGTTGCATATTGACTAATGTTTGCTCTTAAATTTTCAACCAATTGATTAGCCTGATAAAAACATTCTTTTGCGTAAATCTTCTTTGCCTTCTTGTCTATTGCTACCTTTATCATTGCATCAGGATCGGGATTAAATCCAAAGTCTAAACCATAACCAAAAGGAAGTGAGGTGTCAAAATCGCCATGACTCCAATTTGAAAATACTACCCCTTCAAGACGACCTAACAATCCGAGTCCGTAAACCCTCCACCAATTTGTGAATTGAGGCTTGTCTTTTTTCATTAAGATATTTTGCAATTCTCCTTGTGGTAAATATGGATTGTCCGTGAAATTCGATCTTATTAAAACATGAGGTATATTCGGCATAACCTTTTCGTGCATCCAGAACTCACGATCCGGGTTATAATCGACAAATGTTATTTCGCTTCTTGAAAATAACTGATCAAAAACATTATAGGTAATTTTACGATTGCATTCGTTAATGTAGAGTATTTTTCTCCTTGGCCCGTGTGCCATTGCAAGGTTCCCCTCCACTCCATAGCAATTAATTTCTGATTTACCAATTTTGTACAATGGTTGCGCCGGGGATGATTTTACTTCTGCGGTTTCTTCACCAAAAGAATTTAAAATATTATCAAAATCTGCTATGACCCCTTGCTTTAAATGCGGAAGGGCATAACTGCAAAATGTAGTCTTCATTTTAGGGCCGCTTGATAGGGCATTATAGATAACCTGGAGAATGCTATAAGTCTTTGAAGACCCTTGTCCCCCTTCATTTATTATGAGCCGCGGGCCAGTCCCGTTAATCGCATTAATTAACGCCTCAGCATTGCGCCTAAAAACGTTAGTTAATTTTACTAAACTCATCTTTTAGGGATTTTAGCAGTTTTGCAGTTTCACTGTCATCAACAGTTATATTAATATCTTTTGGGATGCCGGTATGTTCAATCTTTTGCCTATCAGCCCACTTGGCCCGGTTTTTTAACCAGAACATTCTGTCGGCACCACCCTTCTCAAGAGCATCTTTGAATATAGTACCCTCAACCAGGGAGACACCTTCTTCCATTTTTTGTGTCCGATAGACGGAAAAATCCAGTTTATATTTTCTCTTGACAGCATTATACAGAGTTTCTTCATGATAGCCCATCAACCTAGCTATTGCTGCTCCATTACACCCCGCACGAAGATACATATTGACTTTCTGCCAATCTATAACAATTTGCTTTCTGCCTGACTTCTTTTTCTTAACTTTCTTATACATTTTGTATTAGATCAAAGAATGTTTCACCCTTAATGATTGTCTGATCTGGATTTAATCCATAGGCATCCATAAACATTGCTTTATTTTCATAATTCGTAAATGACAAAGTTATGAAAGATTCTCCTTTCTTGAGGCCAATCTCTTGTTTTATTTTCTTTTTCAGATCTTTAATCTTTTCTTTTTTAGCTTCGAGTAGTTTAAAATCTTGCTTAACCTCTTTTTTTTCGATGATAGTCATATTTGGAGATTCGATGGCAATAAGATCCATCTCACTAGCCTCAAGTCCGGCAAGTTTATAATCAATATCAGGTAAGAGGTCTGCAAGCAACTTATAGTCTTGAGACGTGTTGGTGCTTTTTGCATCCATGTAAATATTCTGTTCTTTCTCTTGCTTTTCGGTTAAAGAGACTTTTTCTACCTTGATTTCATAATCGTTCTTACCATCGTATCTGTAATATAAATCAAGAGCCATTGTTCTTTTATGACCAGAAACTAAGTTTCCTGTCTTTTCATTCCATACAATTCCACCGAGCATTCCGATTGTCTTAAAGTTCTTAAGCTGCTTTAAAATCAATTCTTTTGTGTGCTTCTTTGGATTATAAGGAGCGAAATTAATCTGTGATCTCTTTATTGTGACCGTCTCAGATTGTTTCAGAACTTGTTTTTTCATAAAAGATATTTTTAGTTGCTGGAAACTGATTAAAACATTTTTCCAGATCCTCTGGATAGTTCTCGTAGAGCCACATTATATAATCAGGATCGGAAATATCATCGCCACTTGATCTATCATTGTTGTAATGCACTGGTTTTGGTAGTTTATTTAATTCGATCAACCCTAACACCTGATGATTAGTGAATTGTGAAAGCGGATAAACCTTGTTTGTCTTTCGGCATATTGCCTGATCTTCGTATTGCTTAAACTGAAGCCTTCTGTTTAATGAATCATTCTGTTTCATACCTAAAACAACCCATTTTATACCAGTGTTTTGACGGACTAATTCAGTAAGCTCATAGAGGTTATATTTTTTTTGTGTTGGTTCTTTTTTCACACCCATCGAACCGGTTCGGATAAAACTACTTAATGCTGGGTGTGGTATGTGCTGATAAGAAATATTACTATACCTTTTTTTGAAGTAATTTTGATATTTTAGAATAAACAGGTATAATGAACAGTGAACTACCCACCCACGCCAAAGGCGATGGGGTAGGCTTCGGGTTTCACAGCTTTGTGCTTCTTTGCAGAAGTCTTATTTATAGCTCCACCCGTGTTTTCGACAGTTCCTGCCGAGTTTAATATTTTTAATCCTTCTTTTAGAATGTTCTTTGCAGCGTTTAAATCACGGTCTAATACGTGTCCATTCTTGCAAGTCCATTCTCTTATTGAGAGGTTTAAATCTTGATTTATCCAACCACATTCACAACAGGTTTTACTTGATGGATACCAGCGATTGATTTTGACAATTTGTTTGTCA